AGATTTTTCAAATGGGTGGTTACTCGGTATCTACTTTTTATGGAATCAACAAAGCTTCTGGAAGAATGTTTGCGGTGGGTTCTTGGAATTGGGGAGCACTTGGTTATGGGTTTGGAGATTGGGCAGCTAACGTCGCTGGTGTAGGTAGATGGGATAATAGGACTATATCTAATTACCGAGCACATTGGCCAGCAAGAGAAATTGATGCTCCACCCGTAATTGAAGACGGTTTGGCTAAGTTTCATTCTATTATTGGTACTAATTTATCAGACAATGCGAATGCTCAATATCCTAACCCAATGGTTCTTTGCACAGACGGTACGGTTTGGACAAGAGGATACAATATTAACGGCTATCTTGGCACCGGACTAGTACATGTAGTTAGTGGTGGAGCTACTAACTCAAGAAGAGAAGAATATGGCTTTACGTGGAGGCCTGTATTACTATGAAAAACAACTTGTGTAAAGGACGAAGTTAATGGCTTTTCTTAGAAAATCTAAAGCGGTCAATGTTCTTGAACCCGAAAAAGAAAATGTATATAACAACATCTCTTCTGCAAAAAATTTTAGTACTACTCCAGTAACGGCTCCACGCCCTTACTTTTTTGTATCTGAACTTCCAGACACGTCCACCATTGCTAGTGGTGCAAGCATTTTCACCGAACGAAAAATGTACGCAATAATGGAAGGTAATAGAAGAATAAAAACTTGGGGAACTTCAGGCGCCTATGGATTAAATGGCTATTCCAATCAAAATATAAATATACTTTACCCAGATTTGGTTCAGTTTGACTATCCATTAGACAAAGATGACTTTATTACCCAAGTAGCAGTTGGTAAAGGTCATATGGCTGCTTTTGTAACTGCAAAGGGTTATTTGTATACGGGTGGTTATGCAGACGATGATCGTTGGATGGGTTTTGGAGATGACATACAACGTTATGCCTTTTCCCGAGTTTCTCATGCTGAAACAGTAACAACGGCCTCACATAGTTCTGGCGGTGCAGCAGGAGCAAACAATTTTGTTATTACTAGCGCAAATGCCGGCATAGTTGTTGGTCAGCACGTAGTGGGTTTTGGAATTCCTTCATGGACAACAGTAACCGCTGTTGCAGGAACAACTATCACTTTTAGCAATGTATTCAATCAACAAGCCGCAGGTGTTTATAGTTTTGGTCGTCCTTGGGGTCCAAGTGGTATTTGTGCTAAAAAAGTGTACCTACCATCAGGTACGTTTAACAATAACTCTGAACAATGGGCGCTGGTACTTAGCACAGATAGCAATGTTTACGCTTGTGGCTACAACGCACACGGTCAAATAGGGAATGCTAGTACAGCTACTCCCCGTCCTTACTGGGATAGAGTTTCTGGCATTTCCAACATTAAAGAAGTTTATTGCAACAACTATACCGCTTATGCAATAACGTACAGTGGACAACTATGGGGTTGGGGTTACAACGGGTATGGACAGCTAGGCATAGGCGACACCACCAGCAGAACTACTGCAACGTCTTTGGTTGCAAGTGGTGTGCACAAAGTTTTTCCTAAAACCCATGATTATGACACAGCTTTTTACATCTCTAACGACGGATTAGTATTTGCGTGTGGTTCAAACTATTATGGGTCTCTAGGTATTAACGTAGAAAACACAGGCAGCACAACCACATGGACTGTTGTGAATACAACAAACATAGGAACGCGAAGAGTTGTAGACATTAAAGCTGCTGGCACTGGCTCGTACAATACGACGTGGTTTTTGTGTGATGATGGAACTGTTTTTTCATGTGGATACAACGGCCTTGGGCAAGTTGGTGACGGCACCACCACTACCAGACAGATCCCTACTTTAATCACACAACCTGCTGGATTCCCTAAAGTAGATAGGCTTGTTGTTGGAGGTGGCAGTAATACCCATTTTGTTATGGGCGTAAACATGGCTACTGGGCGTATGTGGTCTGTTGGTAGTTTTAATTATGGAGCAATCGGCCAAGCACTTGGTGAACCAACTGGTACTTGGGCATTTACAAGTACCTCAGGAAGATTACAGTATCCAGCAAGAGAGACATTGGGCATTCCCTCAGTAGAAGACGGATACACAAAAATTAAAGATTTTTTTGTGATGTCTGGTGCTAACGCAGAATCAACAGTTTATGCTCTTTGTTACGATGGAACAATTTGGGTTAGAGGGTATGGACACTACAACGCAAAAGGACACAAGCTAGTGCAACATTATTGGAACGGTGCTCTAACTAATCATGGTTTTCAATATTCAGATACAGGATGGAAGCAGGTGGAATTTTAATGGCAATCACAAGAAGAAAAAGTGCAGAAAAATACATAACCAACCCATCAGCAAAGTTAGTAAGAGAAACTTTAGATAATTCCACAATTCGCACATGGAATCCTTCTAAAAACTATCAAAAGTGTGCAATGATAGTGAGCAACAAAACTTGTCAAGGTGGAGCAGGAGTTAATACTTATCATTCTTCGTACTTCCTCATGGAAGGACAAAAGAGATTTACAGTAGCAGGGTATCAAACATCTATAAATACAGCTGGTTATTCAGATCAAGAAGCACTTGCTGTAGAACCTGTTTTAGTACAAATTAGCCCACCGCTAGCATTTGATGAATATTTTGTAAACGCATGTCAAGGTTATGCATCCATATATGCAGTGACCAACAAAGGAAATGTTTACTCAGGTGGACAAAACGACCATGGAAACCTTGGGCACAACGATGCGACCAATAGATTTGTTTTGTTAAAAGTAACTTCTACTGCAGGCGGAGTACAGTTTGGACCAGGTGCAGTACAAGCCGTTAAGGTGTTTAGTAATGGAGGACCTACTACCGGTACTAAAACCACCTATGTGATTGATTCAGAAGGTAAAATCTACGGCACTGGTCGTAATGCTAATAATGAACTAGGCGATGGAACAACTACACAACGTAATGCTTTTCAACGCATTGGGACGTTGGAAAACATTACAACTATTGCTACCAACAATTACAACGCTTTTGCTTTGCGTAAAGACGGCAATTTGTACTGTTGGGGTTACAATGGTCAAGGACAGCTAGGCGTTGGAGATACAGCTAATCGCACAACTCCAACTTTAACTAACACGGGAGTTGTCAAAATTATTACAACAGACAATACCAGCAACAACGGTACATCCCATCTAATAAAAGCAGATGGCACAGTTTGGGTTACTGGTTATTCAGGGGGTAATGGGCTTACAGGACTTGGTAATGCTACCCAGCAAACCAGTTGGCAACAAGTTACGATTAACCTCTCTAATAGAAATGTTGTAGATATTATTAGTCAGGGTGGTGGTGGCGACTCACGTTCTTTCTGGGCACTTATTGACGATGGTTCTATTTATTCATGGGGTTACAACGGGTATGGACAACTAGGACACAGTGGAACGTCAAATGTAGGCTCGCCCAACCTGCTAGTACAACCAACTGGGTTCCCCAAAGTAGATAAAATTGTTGGATTTGGTGCTGCCAGTGAATATGGGTTTAAAGCCATAAATATGGCAAGTGGCAGAATGTTTACAGTTGGTAATTGGTGCAATGGCGCCATTGGTATATCTAAAGATGACGCATCAGGCACCTGGCCTTTGGAAACTCCCACAACTAACCGTGCTCATTATCCGGCACGAGAAGTAGAAAGTCCACAACCTGTATTGCAAGGGTATGCAACAATTAAAGACGTTGTAACTTTAATAGCTGAAAACAGTGACCGCACTGCCGTATTTTGTTTATTGTCTGATGGCACGGTCTGGGCCAAAGGCGGTAATGTTAGAGGAGAACTAGGAACTAAGCAAGTAATGAATTTTTACTCTGATGGTACAAATCCACAATCTGTACAACACGGTAATCTTCGGTGGAATCCAACTTGGCAACAAGTTCAGTTTTAGTTAGTTGTAAGCATGCCTTACTCTATACCCCTACATCAAAGAGTTCAGTTAAGACGGGACACTGCTGCTAACTGGACTCGTGGAAATCCAGTTTTAAAATCTGGGGAACTTGGGTACGAAACAGATGCTGAAAGAGTAAAGGTTGGTGATGGGACAACCGCATGGACTAATCTTCCTTATTTTGGTGGTGGTGGGAATCTTGGCGAACTCCAAGATGTCACTATCACTAATGCCGCAAACGGAGACTTTCTTCGTTGGAATGGAACAGCATGGATTAACGATGCGGTAAATCTTTCAACAGACACAGTGGGTTCCTACGTTCAGTCACTCGTTGCTGGTTCAGGAATTACAATTACAAACAACTCTGGTGAAGCGGCAACACCAACCATTGCTGTTACGGCAAATACATTTGAAACTTACGGCGCAGCATCTAATGCTGTTTCTGTGCATCAAACAGACACTACAAACATCCACGGAATTGCCGACACATCACTTCTTGTTACAACTACGGGAGCACAAACACTTACAAATAAAATATTTGATTCACCAGTTTTTATAGGAACTCTTCCAAACATTTCCCTTACTGCAGAACAAGTTGGACTTGGTAATGTTGATAATACTTCTGATGCGAACAAACCAGTATCAACAGCAACTCAAACCGCTTTGAACCTCAAAGCAAATATTGCCTCACCAACATTCACAGGAATCCCTGAAGCGCCTACGGCGTCGTTAGGCACCAAAACTACGCAAATTGCTACTACCGCTTTTGTCATGAATTCTGTTGATAATGACCAATTTATTCTTGCAGGGCAAATTTTCTAGTAACTTATATACAGGAGACAAAACATGGCAACATTTAACAAAGAACTGCTTTCAGAAAGCATTAACGGTAAAGCAATCAAAGTTTCGGCAACGGCAATTGGTACTTCACCAACTTTAATCCATACTGCTTCAACAAACCCAAACGTGCTAGATGAAGTATGGCTTTACGCCCAAAACAACCATACAGCGGACCTTGCGGTACGCATTGGCTTTGGTGGCACAACAGATCCTGATGACATTATTGAGTACACAGTAAAAACAAAAGCTGGTTTGTATCTTATTGTCCCAGGTTTAATTTTGAAAGGAAATGCAACTGCTCTAACAATTAGAGCAGCTTGCGCTACTGTAGACAAAATCTTTTTGTCAGGATATATTAACCGAATTACAGCATAATTAACAATTATGTCTAGGTCCTTTAAAGACACCAGCGGTGGTAAACAGATTAGTGGTGGGAGTTTAGCCCCACGCACTGGAAAAGTTAACTCTACATTGCAAGTTGATTATGTGCGACGTGGTGGAGCCAAAAACCCACCATCATTGGTAGACTTTTTAGTGGTGGCGGGTGGAGCTGGTGGTGCGGGTACTGGTGCTCAAGTTGGAGGAGGCGGAGGAGGCGCTGGAGGTATGCGTAGCAGTGTTTCAGCAACTGGTGGTGGTGCTAGTCCTGAAGCAAAGTTAACTGTTTCAGGTGATGTTGACTACACAGTTGTAGTAGGTGGCGCTGGTTCAGACTCTATATTTTCTACTGTAACGTCAATTAAAGGTGGTACTCCTGGAGGTAGCGGTGCAGGCGCTGGTTCTAGTGGCGGTTCTGGTGGTGGTGGTGTTACTGGTGGTGGCGCTGGAACTTCTGGGCAGGGTTACGGTGGCGGCTCTGGCGCGGGAACCTATACACAAACACCGTGCAGTTCTGGAGGCGGAGGCGGAGCTGGTGGTGGTGGTGGCTCAAGTGGTGATCCCGGCACTGGTGGCGGAGCTGGAGCTAGTGCGGCAAATAACATTACTGGTTCCTCTGTTGCTTATGCAGGTGGTGGTGGTGGTGGAGGTTCTGGTGGTAACTACCAAGGTGGGTTTTCAAACGCTCCTAATTTAGGTGGTGGTGGAACAAACGGCCCTGGTGGTAGTGGTGTAGTTATTATTCGTTACCCAGATTCCTTTGATGATGCAGTACCAAGTGCTGGACTAGTGTGGGAAAAAACCACAATTGGTGGTAATAAAATTTTTAAATTCACCTCTGGTTCAGGTACAGTAAGCTGGTAATTATGGCACACTACGCATTGCTTAATGATGAAAATATCGTTGTTCACGTTATTACTGGGGTTGACGAAAACTCTACACAAATTGACACAGATGGCACAATTGTTGGTGGTTCATCGGAAGCATGGGAATCTTTCTATGCCGCTCAACCATGGCATTCAGGGTTGACTTGCAAACGCACGTCATACAACAACAATTTTCGTGGAGTCTATGCTGTGGTTGGGTATACCTATGATCCTATAAACGATGTGTTCGTAGCCCCACTTTGATATAATTAGCCCATACATTACAACATTATAAAGAGGAAACATGGCCCAAGCATACAAAGTACTAGCACAATCTGCCCCTGCAGCCACAACAAACACGGATATGTACACCGTTGGCGCTGGTCTGCAAATCGTGGCTTCAACCGTAACTATTTGTAACCGTGCGGCGGTTGCAGCCACTTACCGAATTGCTGTTCGTAATGGCGGGGCAACTCTAGCCAACCTACACTACATTGCATACGACGCCACGGTAGCGGCAAACGACACGATTGCTTTGACCCTCGGCCTCACTCTTCAAGCTTCAGACGTAATTACCGTTTATGCTTCTAGTGCAAGCTTGTCTTTTAACATTTTTGGTTGTGAAATTACGTGATCTACAGGGCTGTAAATGCGTCCATTAGCCGCACGGCACAAGCTAAGTTTTCATTAGAACGTTTTACAGGAAGTAAACTTAAAAGAACTTACCGCCTTTCTTGCGGAGACATAGATGTCTACACGGGAATAGAGACTTGTATCGGAGTCAATCTCTACAGGTCGTACCACGATGGTATTTGTGGAACTTACAGTACTTTGTATCAAAGCAATAGTGCCACTTGTGGCTACGTTGCACCAGCACCAGTTTCTCCAGTAGGGGTTTCGCCAGTAGGAGTTTCGCCAGTAGGAGTAGGAGGAGGAGGAGGAGGAGGAGGAGTTGGTGGCCCAACAAGCTGCACTTCTTGTAATGGAATTGCAAGTTCAACATCAGATAATCTCGTTTGCGAAGGTGGTTATCTTGTAACGTACAGGACATATTATTGGACGGAGCCATATGGTAACCCTGCTGGCTGTACTGGGTGCCCATCACAAGAAACGCATGAAATTAACAGATATTGTGCAGCACCAATACCGTGTCCTGGTTCGTGCTAGGGTTGTAACTATTAATAAGGAGATTTTATGTCTAAAACAAGTCAACCGCGGCTAAACATGAATAACTTAAAAGAATTTGCTGTGGTAGTAGAAGGAGACGTTGCGTTTACCATGAAGCATCCAATTGAAGTAGAAAACGTAATTGCTGCTTTACGCTCAAATCCTCAAATAATTGAAGTTCCAGATGAGCTAAAAAATGTTGTCACTTTCGGTTGGACTTTTGACGGAACAAATTTTACACCACCATCGGAGTAACAATTGAGTGCTTGGCAGGAATACAAAAAGAAAATTGGTACTGCTCGCCCTTGGCAACTTCTAGATCCATCTAATTATGTAGATGAGAGTTTAGAAAAAGAAAGGTATGATATATGCCTTGCTTGTCCAGAATTACTCAATATAACAAAGCAATGCAAACAATGTGGCTGTGTTATGTCACTTAAAACTAAACTTAGGAATGCAGTATGTCCACTGGGCAAATGGTAGGAGAAAGAGAACTTGCTCCTGGGATAATTGTATACTCGTACAATAGAGATAAAGCAAATGAGTGGCTCTCAACACTAAAAACATACTCTGAGCCACTTTTGGCTTACGGAACAGTCTATACAAAAAAAGAAGATGGTTATCATTCAACAGTAAACCTAGACCACAGAAAGTGTAAAGTATTTTCTGGAAGTGATTTGCCGAATTGTCACATTGAAGATCCGTTAAGAGTTCTTTCAAATCAAATGCATGCTTTTATGGATGAAAATGTTGCAAAATTTTGCAATAAATATTCTGCCCATGAAACAGTAAAAAACCATGATGCAATATTTTTAAAGTATGAATCAGGTGATTTCTTTAATGACCACAACGATGACTGCCCAACATACCCCAGAACTGTTTCTTCTGTTGTTTATCTTAACGAAGACTACTCTGGGGGTGAGCTTTGCTTCAAACATTTTAATATTGAGTACAAACCACAACAAGGCGATTGTGTAGTCTTTTCATCGGCATTCCCGTATATGCATAGCGTAAAGCCAATTACAGAAGGAACAAGGTATGCAGTTGTTAACTGGTATACGTACGTATAAGGTAGGATTACTAACATGACTCTTGCAGAACTTACAATTGCACCACCAAACCCAGGCCCTGCAGATTGGAACGATGACGGTTTTCTAGTTGTAGAAAATTTAATTCCAGAAAACTTAATGTTTGACTATGAGCGTTGTTGGGCAGAAAACAATTCTGAAAGGCCTGGAGGTTGGCCAGATTGCACACCATACCGACGTCATCCAGAAGTAATGGACATTTTGACTTACAAAGGAATCAACGACACAATAGAACAGTTGATTGGTGAACCTGGTGGTGTGCACCTAAACCTAACTGGGTGGGTAACTACTAGACGCAATTGGCACCAAGACACATACTTAAATCCTCCACATGTTGGAGATTACTACGCTGCTGTGTGGATTGCTTTAGAGACAATTCATCCCGATTCTGGACCTTTTCAATTTGTTCGTGGGTCACACCGTTGGCCAGTTGTCACACGCGAAAAGATTCTTGCTGCCCTAACCCCAGAAGAACGAGACCACACATGGCCTAAACACAGCGAACGTTTGTTAACCCCACTTTTTGAACAAGAGATTGTAAACCGTAATGCAGAAGTGATTACTTACCTTCCAAAACGTGGTGATGTTTTGTTTTGGCATGGTCGTCTATTACATCGTGGATCGGAACCTAATGTTGTTGGAATGCCTAGAAAATCTTTAATTGCCCATTACTCTGGAATCAACCATAGGGAAGACATGCCTACAGCATTACAGCATAGTGATGGCTGGTATTTTCCGATTGACGGTGGCAATGTTTCTTAACGCTGGTTGTGGCACACATTATGCTTCAGGTTGGGTAAACACCGACGTTTGGGAAAACGAAGACACAAGACCCGATGTTCGTGTAGAGCCAGGTAAACCTTACCCGTTTGGCGACAACACTTTTGATGCAGTGTTTATGAGTCATGTTCTAGAACACATCCATTGGGGTGAAGTTCCGGCATTTCTTAATGAGATGTCTCGCGTGGCAAAGCCAGGTGCACCCATGCTCATTATTTGCCCAGATGTTTATAAAACTATAAAACTGTGGCATGAAGGCAAAATGCCATGGTGGTTAGTTGAGTCAGTCATGGAGCACGCCGAAGTTGCTCCAGAACATTTGAAAGACGTTGAGTGGTGGGATGGTGCTACACACCATTGGAACGCACACGAAAAGAGAATAGAGGATTTGCTAAATCAAATGCAATTTCCAAATATTGAAAATGTGTTTACACTGATACCTGATGGCAACTCTTGGAATGACCACCAAATTGCAAACTTAATATGGCCTGTTGTAGGTAAAGCAGATTGGCAGCTTTGTTTAAGGTTTACTAATAAGCAATAAAATTTATGCGCTAAAATGTGGTGTGAAGTTTAAATTTCGCCCACTGCAACTGCTCCCATTGTTTATTTGGTTACTTCCTTTTTTTGCACAAACAGCATTTGCCGACACCCAACCAGGTTTGACATATACGGTTTGGGATAACCGCACCGGACAGAACAACCAGTACAACGTAAGTCCGCCACTCCCACCAACCACACCGATCATCGCAACAGGTGTCGCACCACGCATTGAATATCAGTTTGGTGGCGGTCCGATCTTCGGCACAAACATATCCGAGGATGTCGTCGTCAAGTTTGAAGGCTGGATTGATCCACCAACCGACCAGATGTACTACTTGTGTGTCGCTTCGGATGACGGCGCGAAGATGTATTTAGACGGCGTGAATGTCATCAATGATTGGTATGACCGTGGCGGCGGATGCGGGCAGACAGCCGATGTTGACTTCTCAAACGGTCAACCCAAACAAATGACAGTTTGGTATTACGAAAATGGTGGCGGTGCGCATGTCACACTTCTGTACTACACCGGCAACGGTTGGGCTGCTGCACCCGACTCGTGGTTTACAATTGACCAACCTGTCGTGACTACGACGACCACTTCCACCACAACCACAACGACGACAACCACCACCACAACATCGTCAACAACGACCACAACAACCCTGCCACCCACAACAACCACGGATTTGACGACAACAACGTCTTCCACGACAACCACAACTTCTTCAACGACGACGACCTCGTCAACAACAAGCACCCTGCCAGAAACCACAACCACGACCACAAGTTCATCTACGACAACCCTTCCCACATCAACGACCACAACCAGCGAACCAGTTCAGACAAGCACAACCACATTAGTTGAAAATACAACGACGTCCACGACCACAACAATTCAACCAGCCCCGACAACAACGCAAGCACCTTATACTCCCCCGCAAACCACCACTACTAGTCCCACCATTGAGACTCAACCCGAACCAACCACACCCGTAACCGAAACCACAGTTGCCGAACCCGAAACATCTACAACCTATCCTGACGAGCCTTTTCCCAATATTCCTGATCCAACTTCTGACGAGACTGTTCCCGATGAAACAGAGCAGCCAACAGACACAGAAATGCCACAGGAAGATACAGCAGAAACAGAGCAAGAACAAGTAGAGGATTCATTAGATGATTATACCCTCCCAGAAGACGGTGAGGCAATCATTGCAGAAGAACTGGATAGCATTATTGATGAAGTATTTACTGAGGATGTTTCGGCAGATGTATTTGTAGAAACACTTACCACCTTGCTTGATGCTGAACTTACAGATGAGCAATTAACTGAAGTTCTAGATTCTGCTTTTTCTGAAGAAGCCTCGGTTGAAAACATGGTTTCAGCATTGGATGAGATTCTTGACGGCCCGATAGATGCAGAAGATTTGGAAAAGGTAATGGACGCAGTTTTTGACGGCGACCTGTCTGACGATGAAACAATTGCTCTTGCCGAAGAGGTGCTAAAAGGTGAATTGACTGCCGATGAGTTTGCCACTGTAATTGACGCAATTTTTGACGAGAAAGTAACTGACAAAGTTCTGATTGAAACATTTACTGCTGTTTTGAAGACTGAGCTTGACAACGAGAAATTTGAAGAAATAGTAAATGTCCTTGAATCAGAAACCATATCCAACGAACAAGTTGCTGAAGTAGTTACTTTGATTGTTGAACAGGAAGGTGGAGTTAATGCAGAACAGGCAACCGAACTCGCAACAAGTGAAAAAGTGTTGGAAAGCATTGACGGCGAACAAGCAACGAAAGTGTTTGATGCCGTGGTTGCGTCTGAGGTGTCGCCAGAGGATGGGTTAGCAATTTCAAAAGCCGTGCAAGAAGCGCCTAAAGAAGTTAGAAAAGCATTTGAAAAAGAACTTAATGTTTTTGAAGGTGTATTTGATGTGTATGTCCCGATGGGTTCTAGAGTGCCAGTGGGTGATCGCCGTGTCATCGTCGGTGTGGGTGCTGTATTATTAAGTGTCCCAGTTCGCGTGCGAGTTGGGTGAGGTTAACCAGTTAAAATCGCATTAGAGGCCCCTAGGAGGCCATTACAGGCGACAAAATACCACATGGGCTACTTGATAGCGGACTTTATCAAAACAAGCGTATATGGAGTTTTATGGAAAATCTTAAAAAAGAGTTAAAAGGTCTTATTTGGACTTTAGCCGGAACTGGGTTGGTGTTAATCACCCTATCTGGAAGTACTCGTACAACTGGTATTTGGATCAGCATTGCTGCTATAGTTCTTTCGCTAGGAAGTGCGTATTTATCTAAAGACGAATAGGGATGCATGAGACGGAACACAATAGGGTTTTTAACACACGACTGGGCATACGGAACAAAACCATTACAACCTAACGGGTGCGCTTGGTACAGATGTTTATTGCCAATGCGAGAGCTAGAAAAGCACAATTGGCGAGTGGGCATTGGCATGCCACAATTTAACAAAGAACATGGTTTTGGAATGATCTTAAAAGAGAACCAAGCCGTGCATGGTTGGGATGTATTGGTGTTTAAACTTCTCATGAGAAAAGAAGTGGCATCAGCAATGCCGATTGCTAAAGCCCTTGGTCAAAAGATAGTTGTGGACATTGATGACTTTTTTGACGGTCTGGATGAGACTAATCAAGCTTATGCTGTTACTGACCCAAAGAGAAATTTAGACAACAATCGGGAGCATTACAACTCTATTATTGCTCAAGCCGATGCCATAATAACATCAACACCGTTTCTATACGACTATTACAAAACAAAATACAAGAATGTTTATCTTGTACGAAATGGTATTGACTTACCTCGTTGGGTACGCAGAAAAGACAGGGCAGTCAGTAGACCCACCATTGGTTGGGTAGGTGCAACTCCATGGAGGTCTAGAGACCTAGAAACATTGTCTTCATGGATTGGTCCGTTCATAAAGAAAAATAATTTGTTGTTTCATCACTCTGGGCATACTGCAAATTCACCTTTGGCTAGAGAACAATTAAAGATAGATAAACAACGATGCACATCTACTCCGTTGTGTCCAATCAACGAATACCCTAAATTGTTTAGCAAGATAGACATTGGGATTGTCCCTCTTAACGATTTACCTTTTAACCATGCCAAGTCCTACATCAAAGGGCTTGAGTATGCTGCCGCTGGCGTTCCTTTTGTGTCTTCATATTCTCCCGAATATGAGTATTTAGCAAATGCTGGAATTGGTAGAGTGGCTCGCAACGCTGCAGAATGGCAATATCATTTAAGCGAGTTGATAAACCCTCAACTGCGTAAGGATGAGGCCGAAGTCAATTACGAAATATTAAAAGAAAAGTTTACAATGACCCAAACTGGCGCTGATTGGAATGATGTAATGCTTCAAATACTGAAGTTATAGACTGTTCTATAATAGGAGCATGGCTAGACGCAGAGGCATTAATACAGAAGCAATGGCGCGTATTCGTCGTGCATTATCTGATGCCAAAGACTCTTTTGCGTTATCTTCAGACGAAGCTAAAGAAGCGTTGTTTTACGCTGAAGAACGTTTTGACCCATGGGTAGCAGCTACACAAGGCGCGGATAATGAAGACCCCAGTCAATTGGGAGAACGAACAAATGGTCAGGACAGCACACGCTTATTGTCTGCTCAATACTTTTTTAACAAAGAAACCTTAATTGGGGATATTTATTTAAAATTTAGAGGACAAAAAAACAGAAGAAATGGACCGTACTATGTGTTTAACAATGTTCCAGCATTTGTTGCAAAACGCTATATGACCGCGTTGTCCAAAGGCAAAACATTTAATACGATGGGGCTATCTGGAGGGTACACACGAGACACTACTAAGTTTTCTTTAGAACCAGCAACGCCGTTTGGTGCAAAAATTCAAAAAGGCAATTACGGAAACGTTCCTCCTATTCCGGGTGTTCCTAGAACCCAACCTCTTTCAGAAGGTGCTTACGAATCGGGACTTGGTATACAACAACAATCGGACAATACTTAAACTAAATTTTCGCTAGGATACACAACATGTCTATCAACACGGTTCACGGGTTTTGGTTTGTCTATTGGATAATTCGGGATACTGCAAGTAAAACCACGCCAAGAATGGCTGTAGGTTGGCTTCGTGAATTGGGCGGATATTGGCGCGTTGGTAAAGGCATTCAAATCAAAACAGGGAAGTACATTACACAAGTTGGCGTTTGTAGAAAACGTGAGTTTACAAATGAAGAAGAAGGGACATTAAACGTTCTTGAGGGTAGGATGATGACAACACCCACTAGTGAGATTGGAGATTGGCGTTGAGATTGTTTAAAACTGAAAAGTTGTTGACTGAAGAGAAAGAAAGAACTCGTGCACAAATTCGTGCGGAAAGATTGGATACTTCATCTTTGTACACATGGATGGATAATTCCATAATGTCCTTGGGTGCTTCTTTTGATAATTGGCGTTTTAAAGATGCGCCATCAACGGAAGTTTCTTCATGCATAGAAGCAATTGCTGTGGTATGGTCGGAAATTGAAAAGAGGAAAAATGGACGAAACATGTAGATCACCCGAAGAACTAAAAATGGATAAAGTAGTAGCGATGCTGAGGAAGATGGCAAACGACATTGGATCGTTTCCACGCAACAACATTATTAAACGAGAGGACTATTGTCTGATTGCTGATGTTGATGACCTTTATAATTTCTTAATTTGCGTTGAAGACCTTTATGAGTACCACAAAGGATTAGTGCGCCCAACAGAAGTCCACCCTGATCAACTATCATTATTTGAGATGTAGTGTATCCTTATATGGATGAGCGAAACACTAACTGACGAACAATTACCAGAGGATTTAGTTGAAGAATTAGATGAAACCTCTGCTGAATTTGTAGAGCAACTCGTCACAAAGTTGGTTTTGTTTACAGAACAATTCTGTGACGTTGAGTTTTTCCCTTATCAAATACCCATTGCTTATCGGGTAATTGAGTCCATAGTGTTGGGAGATGGCGAAGAAATAACATTAATTGCAACTCGCCAAAGTGGAAAATCAGAAGTAATTTCTAATGTGCTTGCATCCATGATGGTAATACTTCCCAAATTAGCTCCTGTATACCCAACATGGTTATCTAAGTTTAGTAAGGGTTTTTGGTGCGGTGTATTTGCTCCCGTTGAAGACCAAGCCGATACGGTGTTTAGTCGCATAGTCAATCGTTTGACTTCAGACCACGCTTTGACGTTTTTATTAGACCCAGAAATTGATGACACCACTAAAGCTGGTGGCACGCGAGGTAAGGGAAAGATTTTGGCGTTAAAGAACGCTGGGTCACTATGCCGTATGCAAACTTGTAACCCTAAAGCCAAGATTGAATCTAAAACTTATCACTTTGTGTTAATTGACGAAGCTCAAGAAGCAGACGAATATGTGATTGCCAAATCAATCAAACCAATGTTGGCATTTAACAACGGAAGCATCATGTTGACTGGTACTGCTTCGCGCACCAAATCTTACTTTTACAAAATGATTCAATACAACAAGCGACGTATGACCAGTAGCAAAAAGAGCATGCGAGATTGTCATTTTGAATATGATTGGAAAGTTGCATCCAAGTACAACCAAAATTATTTGAAGTTTATTGCCAAAGAGAAGCTCCGTATTGGCGAAGATTCTGATGAATTTCAAATGTCGTATTGCAACCGTTGGATGCTTGAAAAAGGTATGTTCGTCACCGAAGAACGCATGGAGAGGTTGTACGAACCATCTATGCCGTTAGTCAAACAATGGTGGAGAACTCCTGTGGTTGCTGGTATTGACGTTGCTAGATCTAACGACTCTACGGTAGTAACCGTTGTCTGGGTGGATTGGGATCATCCAGACCCATTTGGTTTTTACGAACATAGAATCCTAAATTGGTTAGAAATTAACGACCAAGAATGGGAAAGTCAATACTTTCAAATTGTTGATTTTTTGCGCAATTACGAAGTTTGTAAAGTCGCCGTAGACGCCCAAGGTGTTGGTGGTGCGGTTGCCGAACGTCTTCAAATCCTACTACCCCATATAGAAATAACGGCTACCTCATCTGATTCAAAAAGCCAAAATGAAAGATGGGTACATTTAACAGAATTAATACAAAGAGAACAACTTATTATTCCAGGGCATTCAAAAGCTCGTCGTACTAAAATGTGGAAAAGATTTAATCAACAAATGAACGATTTAGAGAAAGTTTATAAAGGTCCATATATGTTGGCGGAAGCTCCTGACGAAAAAGGAGCGTTTGACGATTACCCAGATTCCCTTGCTCTGGCGTGTTCTAACACTATTCATGACACCATGCCTACAATCCAAGTTGGGGAAAACCCGTTCTTTAAATAATGGTATTCTTTAATATCCGATTAACTCTAAGGAGTGACACATGACAGTATCACCAGCACCTATGTTCCCAGAAACGGGTCGTAACGAAATTATGTTTGAAGGCGAGTACGCCCCAAGCATTCCAGGCAACAAGGGTCCGCTTCGCTTTGAAGAAGGCGTTGCTACAGACACTGACGTTCCAAACGACTTTGCTAAAGGCGCATATGAGGACACTGCTCCATCGCCAATGCGAATGAACCAAAATAACCCAGAGATGTTCTACAAGCATGCCGCAGACACTATGCGCGAGCGTGCGCACGTAGGTTCAGCCTCATGGGTTGAAGCACCATCAGTGCTTAGCGAATTTGTGGAAGGTGCCATGTCTGGCGACGACATGCCGAAGTGGGAGTACTCCTACAACAGCGGTGGTCACATGAACCGTCCAAACGTAACTGTTGTTAGCGACTAACAATGGAAGGCGGAACAGCTTCCGCATCTGAGTCCGGCGGTCTTGAATTGGAGACAGCGGTCTCACAGGAACGCAAGAGCTATCTGAAAGTATTGCGCAAACCTACGGGCTAAGTCCTGTAGGTGCGTTTAGTCCACGAGGTTACAAGAGCAGAAAAGGTATATTTCAAACTCTTGTTTTGCGCACCCCACCAGCAGCTGCTGAATTAAGAGAACGACGACACCCGTTTGTTCTTAACTCGTATTTAAAAAATACATTGGGAGTTTCTGTTTATCAACCAACGGGTTACGCCATGCCAAAGAACTTAGCAGGTTCTGGTTTGCAACCAACTGCTCTTTCCAACCAACAGTTCTCAGAAGAACCTGCGGACCCAGTTGACTCTGCGTTTGGAACACAATCTCCGCATCTAGATGCTGGTGTTCGTGATGTTGAGAGGCCAGAGGAAGAGGGACGCTTGAGCAAAGAAACAGATCTTCGTAGGCGTGCATTGCACGTTGAAAAAGGTCGCAAAGACAAATACGACTACGGGAGTTAACAACATGGCAGAAACACCATTTTTTTATGAATTAGACCAAGTAAGTGAAGCTGATTTAAACAGGATACCTGTTGGAAGAGGGGGTGCTCAATTCAGCAAATTCTTAATAGATCAAGGAAGAAATCCTGGTTTGACACTATTAACATCTCCTAAAAGTAATACAAAAATTAAAAAAAACATGACTTCTACAAACCCAATGGCTCGTTTGTCTTACCAAGCCAGCATGAATTTATCTCCAGCTAGGTCTTCTGGAGTTACAGATACCTGCGGTTCTTGTTCAACCGCGGGTTGTCGCAATAACTGCATTAATGACACTCATCAAATGTCTGGACCAGATCAACAGGCAGCACAGATTAATCGTACAAAATTTGGCGTTTTGCATCCAGATTTGTTTTTAGCAACTCTCAGAGATGAATTAAGCCAACATAGTGAAAAGGCGTATGCTTTAGGTTTACACCCCGTAGCACGTTTAAATACAATTTCGGACACAGCTTTTCATAGGTTAAAAGTTGCTCCAATTATTATTGGTCAATATGCGGAAGCTCCAAAGGGTTTGGATTTACCTAAAGAAATTAGGCATCTTCCAGGAATGACTTTTAACGAATATTCAAAAGAAAATATGCGTGATGTACGTGGAGTTCCTGAACCAGATCCTGTTTATGCACACCACCATATAGCCCACAGCGCAAGCGAATTAACTACAGCAGGTCGTGTTGCCGAACTTATAAAACAAAATAGGAATGTGTATTTCCCAGTTGATAGATCAAGGGGTCCTGCTCATGTTTACCCATATACGACATTTAAAGACTTAAAAACAGGAGCAGAGGTTACAGCACCTTCTTTTGATGCAGATCGTGATGACGCTAGATGGGCAGATCCTGAAAAAGCATCTTTTGGTGTTTTTGCTGAAAAGAAACGTGGTCATTATTCTAAAGGATTAATAATAAACCCACACACTAACGAACACGGTTTTATACGTGAAAACATACCTGGACAAAATGTTTCCCTTAGCCGCAAACCTTCTCGTAAGCAGTTGTAATTATGACTGACGCTTGGGCAATAGTTATCGCTGCGTCTATTCCTGTTTTGGCTACAGGAATTGGTTGGGTAATAAAACTTTTGTTCAACCTTGCAAAAACAAACAGAGACGATCATAACAAGGTTATGGAAGAAATGCAAGTTTTAACAAAAAGCGTCAAGAAGGTAGGAAAGAAACTAGATAAACACATAGATTGGCATGCATATGAAAAATAAAGATTTGCTTGTTAATGTCCTTCTTAGAATCCTTGCAACATTTGCGGCATCAGGTTTGGGCGTAATTGGTGCAGGAGCAATCGCTGGAGTTCCGTTGTGGAAAGCCTGTTTTATGGCAGGAATTGCAGGCGTGGCATTTGTTGTTGAAGGTTTGTCTCGTTCATTCTTAGATGATGGTAAACTTACGCTTTCTGAAATCAACGACGTCTTCAATAAAGTAGACGGAAAAGATTCAACAGTAGAAGAAAAACCAACAAAACCAAAGGCTAAATAATGAACAAAGTTGCTTGGGATTATATTGTTCCTATTAAAATGCCAGCCGATTTGAAAGGAGTTGAACCTGGAAAACTGCCCGAATCATTACTCAGAGCAATCCCAACAGGAGGAAAACTCCACTGGCTTGCAGCAAACGCATGGAACGCAATGGTCGCCAAAGCCAAAGCCGACGGAATTGAACTCAAGCCCACGTCATCTGGCGACCTCTATCGCAGTTACGAGTCGCAACTGGCGAGTTTTAAACAGCGCTACGTTCTGGAACCAATTCAGGGAACCAGCACAAAAACATTTGAAGGAAAAACTTGGTACCTGAAAAAAGGTATGGCAATGCTTGCCACCCCAGGAAAATCAAATCATAATCTTGGTCTTGCCGTTGACGTGCACTCAGCAAGTGAGCCAAAGCGTCTTAATTGGTTAATTGCCAATGTTAAAGATTTTGGATTTTCGTGGGAAGTGGTTCCCAGCGAACCTTGGCATTTGCGCTACGTATGTGGTGATACACCACCTCCAGCCGTTGTTGCTTATGCTGCTGGGCAACCAGCACCTGCTGCAAGCACAGCAGCAGCTCCGGTAGCTGACGTTTCTAAGGACGCAAACAAAGAACTTCAACAAGCCCTTAAAGACAAAGGTTTTTACAACGGGGCAATTGATGGCGATCTTGGTCCAAAAACTCAAGAAGCTGTCAAAGCGTTCAAGGTTGCAAACAAGCTTAACGCCGACTCCGTCGTTGGTCCAAAAGTAAAAGAACTTCTAGGCCTAAATTAGACATTACAACACTCTATTGACGACCTGTCGCGGAGTTGATAGTATGCCTGTATGCGGGTTTCAGACATTGATCTAATAGTTTATTTCTTACGAAAAGTTTATCCAGGAAAAATGGAAGAACAAAAGTTAGTAGACTTAATAGACAAGCTGTTGTTGGAGAAAAAAAACAAATTGGCTAAAAAGGAACCAAAATGACAAAAGGTACACAAGAAGAAACGCTTCTTTCAAAATTAGCGGTGATGTCAAAATCAGTTGAGGCACCTTGTCCGTTGGGGAAGATTTACAAAAGATTGGACAAAGAGACAGCGCAGGCTTTTCTGTCAGCGTTACAAAGTCCGGCCTCATCAAGCGAAATACACAGGGCTTTAATTTCAGAAGGATTTTCAATATCAAGAACCACAATCAACCATAAACGTCATTGTTTTAAAGCGGGAACAGATGATCAATGTTTATGCTTTCCGAATAACTTGGAGAACAAACAATGAGTAATTTGCAAAGCAAATTAAATAACATCACGTCTGAACAAGAAAAGAAACAACGCAAAGATAAATTGCTTAGTTCTTTGGCAGACGTGTTACTGGAAAAAGACATTGATGTATCGGAGATAGGTGACCTTAAGAAAGTTACTGTTACACAACGTTTTTCTAAAGACAAAGAAGGAGAACCACAAACCCAAGAAACAGTTGTTGTTCAACTGTCTCCTAGATGGGAGGTTGGTCCAGAGTGGCCGTTGGTTAAACAAGGTCCATCTTTTAAAATTCCTGTAAACAAA